GAATATTGCTAAAGCGGGTGGCAAGGATATTATTAACAGTATCTTTACCGAGATAATGGTCAATGCGATATACTTGTTTCTCGCGTAAATGTCCAGCCACCACAGATTGTAAACAATCAGCAGATTTATAATCGTATCCAAAGGGTTTTTCGATAACCACCCTGGAGTGGTCTGGGTCGTTAAGTTTTCCTGCTTCTTTGAGATTTTTGATTGCATTTGCATACCTCTCTGGCGGAACAGATAAGAAGTAAGTATTATCATGTAGATAATCTGGCAAATGACGAAGAGTTTCTACATTATCAAGATCTGCAGAGATATAATCCAGACGATGTAAAAAGTCTTCTGGATAATCTCCTAGAGATGCTTTCCATTCTTTAGCACTGGGAGATCTTCTAGAACAACCAGTAATCAAAAAATTATCTGGTAAAAGATTTTTCTGCCAGAGTTTGTAAAGTGCGGGTATTAATTTTCTTCTACACAAATCTCCAGTAGCGCCAAAAATTACAATGCCACTAGTGTGCGGTTCCGTTTCCATTATAGTCCTCCGAATCGTAATAAACCGTGTCACCTTTAAATCGTCCAAATGCGAGGGTGGCACATACAAAGGGTATTGCCAAGATTGCAAGGGCATTGCCTAGTAGATTTTCCATACTTTATCGGTATTGTCCTGGGACATAATCTGGATTTTGATTCATGAATTCATCTAATAGTTTACCATATTCTTTAAATCTTTTATCTCCCGCAATAAAATTTCTCTGTCTCATCCAAACTGCATCAATCAGCAGCTCTGTTTCTCTTTGATTGAATTCTCTCATGAGATAGTTCTGAGTATTTGTTTGACTTATGTATGAGAGTTTTACTCTCTCTTAGCGATGACATAACCTAAAAGAACTCCACTTAACCATGCAATATAAAGGTATAAAATGCTGGAAATAAATTCAATAAATTCACTCCATTCCATCTTCAATCTCCTCATATAGAGGACATGGTTCTTCAAATAGCAATAACATTCTAAGTTCTTTAACCCTTTCCAATAACTGTTCGTAATCTTCTTCGGTCATTTGAATAAATCTTCTACTTGTTTGCGAGTCTTATTCATTTTTTCTTTTTCACGTTCAGAATGTTTATATCCATGTTTACCATGAAATATAAAATGACCTTGAATAATCATTGTTATGCCAAAAAGGAATAGTGTTACTACTCCTACCCACTCTACAATTTTATTTGTAACCATGGCAGTAAAGGAGGAATTACTCCGATAAGTCGAAGAAGACCTTCAGCAAAAAGTGCAAGAACAACCCAGCCAACACACATACTAATAATCGAAGCATTACGATTATGCTTTCGTATGGCAGCATCGATCATCTCCTGGACTTCTTCACGACTCAATCTTTCTGGCGGTTCAACACCCTTTCCCCAATCTTTAAACATTATTTCTCGTCTCCAAGAAACTTCGCCAAGGGATCTTTCTCTCCTCTAACAATTGCACATGCTCTTTTGTAGAACATATTATTGGTGTTACCAGAAGCCTCAAAGGTCTCCTTGATCTTCACCCAATTATTATAGGTGTGGTCGTCCATCGGATTTGCACTTATTACTTACTAGCTATAATAGTTACTATCCAAAAGTTGTCAACTATGTGTTAACCCGAACACATAGATTAAGAAATTATAACGGAAAGTCAGGGATTCGAACCCTGGGTGCTATTAACACGCTTGTTTTCAAGACAAGTACCTTAAACCACTCGGTCAACTTTCCAAAGTATTAAGAATTATGAAATTCTCTGTTTAAACTCTTCAAAATCATTCTCTTCCATAAAATTAATATTGAGGAGAACTCTATTTTTATATTCTGATGGAGAATGTCCCGAATGAGGAAGTGTTCCATCAAATACAAGTAACCTATTTCCTACAGGTTCAATCTCTCTTAATAAAGTAGTTGCATCTCTATCAAAGATAGTAGTGCAACCATCACTATCATTCATATAGAATATGCAAGTAACGTTCTTTATTGGTTCTCCAAAATACTCTAAATCGGTATGAATAGCGTGCATGTGCTTATTCGGATTGTATACCGACATGTCAGCTCTAGCACGAACTAAACGAAAAGATCCTTGACAAAGTTCTTCTACTTTACTTTGAGCGGAATAGAGTATCGATCGTGATAGAACTCCAACATAAGAAGGATTATGTTGAAGACTATGAGAATCAAATAAACCAATATTAAATCCAAAACAACCTAAATCTGATCGATCGTTGTGATCTCTCATATTATAATTTAGGGTTATATTGTCTTGGTAGTTCCATTCACAATATGGACCCAGATAATATTCTTGAAGATCCGTAAAGAGACGTTTTGGTAGAAAATTATCAAATACTTCAATCATTGCCAACTTCTCAGATCTTTTGAAGGAACAAAGTTCATATTGATTAGAACTCTATTTTTATTTTTTGAAGGAGAGTGTCCTGCATGAGGATATTTACCATCAAAAATAACTACTCTATTTTCAACTGGTTCAATCTCTTTTAAAAGAGTTTTACCATCTTTATCATAAATTAGAGTATTACCATCACTCGTATTCATATAGAAAATACAAGTGATGTTATCTACTTCCATATCAGTATGTATTTCATGCTGATATGATTGAAAACTATAGAGTGTCATGACTGCACGGGTTCTTACCAAAGAGTAAGGTTGCCCCATGAGATCTTCAACTTTTTCTTGAAGAGTAAAAGGAAGTGCTCTAGAAACAAGTCCAGCAAAATTATTGATTGGTCCAGTTTCCATAGAGAACAATCTCATACTGAATCCAGATGACTCTAGATCAGAATTAAACTCAGATCCTGAAATATTATCGTTGTAATACCATTCTGAGTTACTACTAATAAAGTATTCCTGAAGATGTTTAAGATAATACTTCGGTAAAAGGTTATCAACAACTTCGATCATTATACTAAATCTAGTGTTATAATTATAACAGTGTTATCTATCAATTGTCAAGATGAATATACCTTCAAAGAAAAGACTAGAATTTGAAAGACTACTGAAGGAATTAGGATATGTTGATAGATCCCCTGTCCTAGACTCAGAAGAAAAGACAGAACAAGTTAATTTCAAATGCTCCAGCGGAGCTATGGCAATATACACCTTTGTAGATCTTTATCAAAATAAAAAAAGTTATCTATGGATAGAATTTTTAGATAACTACAAAGAAAATAATTTAAAAGAAAAAATTTCAGATCTTGCTAAAAGAATTAGATTCGAAGAAAAAACTCAACTAGCAGAAGTTGGTTACAAGGCAAAGTATACAAAAAATCCAGATCAATTTTCTCTAGAAGAAAGAAAAAATATTTTACTACATTTTATTGGTATGACTCATAATAATCTAAGGAAAGGTATGCTTAACATATACCCTCAACCAGGAATGATCCTTGTAGCAAAACCTCTTGGACCAAAGATTGATCAAGGATTTACAGAGTTGTCTCTAACTACTGGGAAAAGACAAAGATCTATAGTTGCCAAAAAACTTGGTTTTGGAGATTTAAAACCAGATGGATTTCAATACGCAAGATATGATGAAGATTGTATTCTAAGATCTATCTGACTTCAAAATTCAATTTACGAACCTTACGCTTTCTCCTTGCCTCCTGATACTCCAGATCGCCAGGAGAGAGCACTGTATTATTAGTAGTAGTTTTAATATTATTCAACATGACTACTTGAGACAAATCTATTGCGGTAATTTTATCACCACGAATAGTAGTCATGTTAGAACAACCGCATGTAGCGGTTTTTGTTTGATGCCCCTCCAACTCCTTACCACAGGAGCGGCATCTTACCTTAATGTTATCCATTTTATGACGAAGTTTACGTCTTCAGTGTTTCATTATTTATAATGGGCAATATCGGATTCGAACCAATGACCAACTGCGTGTAAAGCAGCTGCGCTACCGCTGCGCTAATCGCCCTAACTTCTACATTCTAACATATACTCTACGGTTTTGGCAACATCTTCCATTGCTAACCGTAAGTCATCTCTTTGACCTGACTCTTGGTGACATACTGGTCTTCTGTCATCAGTGAGAGTCCAGCGCCACAGACCCATATGTTTACAATACCAGAGTTTAATATTCATTCCCCTCAGTCATACTTATGCCTATTTAACAAGTCTGGATTCTTCTTGTATAAGGAGTAGCAATAACTATTAGGGTCAC